ACAGAACGCAGTCTGGCTTGTCAATCAGGACGCCGAGCCTGACCTATACGTAATCACGCTCGGCAACCAGCCGATGTGGCTGCCCGCTGGCGGCATCAATGAGGCGCCGCGGGCGCGTTTAATGGGCCGCGACGTTATCGAAAACGAGCACTGTGCCACGAAAGGGACAACCGGTGATATTATCTTGGTGGACTTGTCGCAGTATATTGTGATCGATAAGGCTGGGCCGAGTTTAGCAACGTCCGCGCACGTGAAATTCTCCGAGGACGAAATGGCTTTCCGCTTGACGACGCGAGTCGATGGGCAGCCGATGTGGAACAAGGCGGTGACGCCTGCCAAAGGATCGAACACCCAATCGCCCTATGTGGTGCTAGCATAGCCGGAGGAGGATAAGGAATATGGGTACTTTTGACAATTTCGAACTAGGCAGCATCGATGCCGCGATCATCCCGATCGACATGCAGGCCGGTGCAAATAATGGCGACTGGGTCGCGTTGACAGACTACCGGTCCTGCGTGGTCGTGCTATATAAGGCGGCTGGCACGGCTGGGGACGACCCTGTCTATAAATTGCAGCAGGCTACCGCAAATGATGGCAGCGGTGCCAAGGATTTGACTTTCACGACTATTCACGAAAAAGTCGGCACCCTAACCGGGGTGGCTGCTTGGACTAAAACCTCCCAAACCGCCGCGACCTCTTATACGAACGCAGCGAGCGCGGAATCGCAGGCTATCATGTGCGTACGCGTCAACGATCACGACCTCGATGTCAATAACGACTTTACTCACATCCAGTTATCCGTGGCGGACGTTGGAAGTAACGCCCAAATCGGGTGCGGGCTGTACCTGATGGGTAATCCGCGGCACCGGGTCGCGCTTGCAGATGCGGCCAACGCGAAGGCGTAGTGGATGTTGACGCTTGTGACCCCACCGACGGTCGAGCCGGTGAGCGTGCAAGAGTGCAAGGATTGGCTCCGCGTCGACCACTCTGCGGACGACGCGCTTATCCTTGCACTCGCTACCGCAGCACGTCATTATTGCGAGGACCGACAGAACCGGGCCTACTGTTCGCAAACGTGGAAGGCGTCGCTCGACGCGTACCCTGCCGCGTTTTCGTTGTGGCGTAGCCCCGTGGTGTCGGTTACTAGCGTGCAGTACGTGGACACCGACGGCGCGACTCAGACGCTGTCGTCGTCAGAATATACGCTGGACGCACTGAGCGAGCCGGGGCGTGTAGTGCCTGCGTATAATGCGAGCTGGCCGTCCATTCGCGCCGTGCCGAATGCGGTGACGCTGACGTTTGTGTGTGGATATGGCGCGGCGGCTGATGTGCCTGAGATTTTTAAATCCGCGATAAAAATGTATGTCGCGGATGCCTACGAAAATCGAGAAAGTATTGTTGTTGGCCCCTCTGTAAATCGGTCGCCGATTACGGTTGACATGATGTTGCAGCCGGACCGGCTCATGGTGGTCTCGTAATGCAAGCGGGCAAACTGAATCGCCGTGTCACGGTGCAGCGCGTGTCAGAAACGCAAAACACTTTTGGTGAGGTGACCGAGACATGGACACACCTGGTTTCGACGTGGGCACAATGGCTGCCCCTGAAGGGGACCGAGAAGTTTACGGCGCGCCAGTTTGCGCCGGAACTGTCCGGTGAATTTAGGATGCGATATCGCGAGCTGACGCCTAAGGATCGTATAGTCATGGACGGCCGCATCTTTGACGTAGAGGGCGTGATCGATGTCGATGACCGGCGCCGCGAATTACGGTGCACAGTCGAGGAGCTTGTCTAATGGCTCTCGCCTCGTCCATGACTGTTGACGCTAAAGCGTTGCACGACCAATTTGCTGCCATTAAAAAAGGCATGTCAACGGCAACGCTGCGGCGGGCTGTGCGTGCCGGTGGAAAGGTCGTGCAGAAAAAAGCCGCACAGAATGCCCCGGTGGCGAACGCACGCGCCCGGAAGCGCGTGACCTTCAAGGATGGATCCAAGAAAAAACGACTGTCCAAAAGTATCCGCGTTGTGAACCAAAAAGGCGCACGTGGTGCGACCGGTACGGTCAAAGTCGACATCGGCTGGCTGCGGTCCGCGTTCCACGGCAACATGATCCACGCGGGCGCGAAATCAGCGACGTACGGCCCGTCGAAGCTGGCGTTTAAAATGCCGAAAGGCGGGAAGTATCCGTTTGTGCGCGGCAGGATTACAGTCCCGCGCCGCCCGCCTGACAAGTTTTTACAGCGGGCATTTAACAGCGAAAAAAGCCGAGCAAACCAAGAAATCCGGCGTGTATTAGACCAGGCGCAACAGCGGGCGGTGGCGTCCTCGTGAGCTTTGTCGAGGAAGGATTGTACGGTTTTTTGCGCGCTCAGCCGGGACTCGCTGGCTTAGTGGGAGACCGTATTTATCCGCTTGTAATTCGACAGTCCGTCGGCGATAAGGCGAGCGTTATGCCCGCGGTGACATACCGGCGGACCGGGACGACATACGAAGACCCGACGCTGACCGGCATTTCGAACCTCTACACGGCGGATATCGACATCGAGTGCTGGTCGGATAGTTACGCCGAGGCGAAGCAGGTCGCGGAGGAAATCGAGGTTTCTCTTAATGGGAAAACAGACGCTATTCTGGGGCCGTTTGTTGTCGGCCAAGCGCTCCAGCGCAACTTAGCCGACCAATACGAAGTCGACTTAGATTTGTTTTTTATTGTCGGCAGCTGGACGTTTTCGGCGTGCCGACAGCAGGAATAGGAGGCTACTATGGCATTGACGGGCGAAGTGATTTTTAAGGTGAACGGCACATATACAAGCTCGAAGGATTTGTCGACCGTGACAGATCCGTTTGCGCTCAGCAACAACATCGCGATTTCCAGTGGGACTGGGGCCAATCAGGCGGACTTACTCTTTCATGACCAACGCACGATCGCTGCGTCGTCGAACGAGGACCTTGACCTCGCGGGCGGTCTGACCGACAGTTTCGGCGCCACGCTGACGTTTGTGAAGATCAAAACGATTTATGTTTCTGCGGCCAGCGCGAACACTAACAGCGTGGTCGTGGGAGGCGCGGCGAGCAATCAGTTTATCAACTGGGTGGGCGATGCGACCGACAAGATCAATATTTTGCCGGGCGGGGCCTTCATGATTTGCGCACCCAGCGCGGCCGGATATGCCGTTACGGCGGGTTCGGGTGACTTGCTACGTGTTGCAAATAGTAGCTCGGGGACGACGGTCACCTATAACATAGTGGTCGAGGGCACGTCCGCATAAACTTGCGCTTGCTTGGCGGCTAGGGTCGCGCCCGAAACGCCCCACGACCGAGCCGGGGGGCTTGCCGCCAATATGTTCACGCTCGTAACTCGCTCGGGAACAACTGTATTTGATGTCACTTCAAGTGACGTCAGGAGGTCACAAAATGAGCACCAACGCCTTTCTTGGATCGGGCGCCACTCTCGCGGCCGGAGACACGGGTTCCGCTGCCAACTTTGTCGCTATTTCGGAAATTCGCACGTTAAGCGGACCCTCCGCAGATAACCCGACGGTTGAGGTTACACACCTAGGTAGCTCGAGCGCCGAGTTCGTCTCCGGGCTTGCGAGTCAAGGGGCGATCAATTGCACGGCCAACTTTGACCCTAGTAGCGGCTCACACTTTACCGCCGCGAAGGGCATACTCGGTGAGTTTACAAATAAAACCGTGCGTTATTGGCGTATCACTTGGAACGATACGGGCAGCACAACTGCCACGTTCCAGGCGTTTGTGAGTTCGCGTTCTATCGAGACGCCGCCAAATGGGGCTGTTGAGCTGTCCTTTGATTTGACGATCACTGGACCGGTCACCTGGGCCTAGTAGCACAGAGGGACATATATGCCGAACCCCCTACGCGCGGAAGTGACCTGGGAATGGGACGACGAGGAATATACGCTTAAGCTATCAAACAACGACCTCTTGTCGCTCGAGGCGTCGCTAACCGCCTCCGCGGGCGAGCTTTTGGAGCGGTTCACCGAGAACCGCTACTCGCTCCGCGATAGCATGCAGATCCTACAACGGGCACTCATTACCGGCGCAAAGCTGGGCCGGAAGGAGGCGCTCAGGATCTGTGAACAGGTCAGCTTAATGGACCTTGTGCCCGTGGTGTTAGAGGTCCTGATGGCCTCGTATGGCATCACTGATCGCAAGGACGAGGACGGCGATGAAGATGGCGACGACGAGGAACCGGCGCGGGGAAAGACACGACCCGTCCGGGCGGTGAGACCGAAGCTGACCGACGGCGTTTCGTAGTCCCGTGGTCGCGCTATTTCCGGATCTGCGTAGGGTCGATCCATATAATGCCCGAGGATTTTTGGGGCATGACATTACCAGAGACCGCTCTCGCTATCGAGGGACATGAGCGCCAAGAGGCGCGCGCCTTTTTGCGCGCCGGGACGGTTGCCGCGATGGTCGTCGAAGTCAATCGCGACAGTAAGAAGCGGTCACGCCCGTATTCTGCTGAGGATATTTTCCCGCACATTAAACAACTTTTGATCGATGCGGAGACTGCTGCCGCGCGTGAACCTAAACAGTCAACGCAAAGCGTCGAACAGCAGATCGCGATGGCGAAAGCGTTGATGGGCGGAGAGGGTGCGTCTCTGCCTCGCCCAAAGGAAACCGATTAAGTGGCTCAAACACTAGAGGAACTGCGCGTCACGCTGACGGCGACTAACGAGAAGTTTGACAAAGCCTTCCGCGCATCGGACGCGCGTCTAAAGGTCTTCGAGAAGACGATGAAGCGGCAAGCCGCGCAGACGCGTAAATCGCTCGGTGCCGTGACTGCGGCCGCCACAAAAATGAAGAAAGCCTTTATTGGCTTAGCGAGTTTGGCCGTTATTAAACGATTTGCGAGTTTTACGAAAGAAGCCTTTGAGCAGACAAACGCGCTACAGGATACGGCGGACAAGATTGGACTTAACGTAGAGTCTTTGCAAGAGCTCCAGCACGCCTTCTCAACCACTGGGGTTGAAGCAAAAACCGTCAACACAGGACTTCAGCGACTCGGCCGACGCCTCTCTGATTTTGCAACGACCGAAGCGGGCGCGGCAAAAGAGGCGTTTCTTGCCTTGGGCATTTCCGCAGAAGATGTCCGCACGAAATATTCGACGCTAGAAACCGTCATCCCGAAACTTGCCGATGAAATAGCGGGTTTAGCAAGCGACGAGCAGAAACTTTCTGTTGTACAAAAATTGGTCGATAGTGAGGGCGTCGCAATGCTGACGACGTTTTCGCAGGGGTCGGCTGCGATGGCGAGGCAGCGACAAGAAGCGCGCGACCTAGGCCGAGTATTAGAAGAGGAGTTGACGCGGAAAGCTGCGGCACTCAATACCGCCTTCAACGTCGCGGCCGCGGCACTCGACACGCAGTTTAAGCGGGCGCTGATCGAACTGGCTCCGTTTATCAAGCGGTTCACGCAGGGTATCACGGGGCTAGTGTCTGTTTTTTCGAAACTGATCGGTGAGGTGAAGCGAGTATATAATGAAACTGTTGTACGTAACCAGCTGTTAGCCCTGAAAGCCCAGAAAAAAGAAATAGAAAATATAGAAAAGTTAATCGCTCTAAAAAAACTGGAGATTGAAGCGGCCCAGAAGCTGCGAACAGCAGGGATGCGGGAGCGTGTCGGGGCTGCTAGAGGGGTGGAGCTCGATAAGCTCAAAGACCAGCTGGGGGCGGCTAAGGTCGGATATCAAGAGATTAAGGATATACTCATCGAACTAAACGACGCGTTGGTTGACGATACGGAGGCGCTCGCGAAACACGGCGAGGCGCTTGAAAAAACCAAGGACACAAACGCGGCGAGCGTGGCGAGTCTGGAGAAGGGGACGGCGTTACTTAAGGCCGAGACGGCAGTGCTCGAAGAAGCGATCGCTCTGGGCTTGACGGCGCGTGAAACTGAATTTCGGTTGACGCGGGCGCGTTTAGTTTCGGCCGCAGCGGTGGACAAACTGACGGACGCCGAGATCGCTGCTATCGATGCGCGCATGGAAATTGTCCGCGCAAACGAGCAGGTGACGCGCACTTATGACGCGATGGTTGAGGGCCAGGAGGAGGCGACAGAGGCGGTCAAGGAGGGCACGATTGATCTCGCGAAATACTTCGACCAGGCGGTGGAAGGGATTATGGCGGGCACGCTCCGCCTGGGTGACTTTTTTAAACAGGCGGGGCAGGCGCTCGCGCTCGATTTCGGAAAGTCGTTTATCATGGGAAAAGGCAAATCGCTAGACGTTCCGCTGAAGGCAAACGCCCTAGGATTGGTAGGGCCGAACGGAATTGTAGGAGATATCCTGGGCAA